CGCCTTTCCATTTGACTGGCTCCAATTCATATTCACCATTGTCTTGTCCTTTGACTTCAATAGCCTCAAAAATGGTGATGTTGTAGATATCAGGAAATAGTTCATCCCCAAATGTCTCTGACACAAGTCGCTTGTCCAATTTCCCATTGAGAGAGTACTCTGGCTTAAGTTCAATTTTATCGCGAGTACCACGTCGAGCAGCGGCAACCTTGTAATTACAGTAGGCATCCATACCTCCATCAGCAAAATTTGCTGTTCCAGCCTGAACTTTGTGCTGAATACATGTCACTCCTTTATCTTGCACCTCAGCTTTAAGGGCATAGGTACGGATGTTATTGGAGTAATCGATCCAGCGTCGTGATGGATTGGACTCCGCCGTAGCCATAGTCTCAGCACCCATGTCATCAAAGATGAATGCTAGAGTGTCTGACTTTGCATTAGAAACAAATTTATCTGTGGGATTGATTGTGACAACTCGTTTGGGGTCCTTGTGATCTTCACCAATTTCGCACAGCAGTGCTCTAACCATTTTGTTCACGATAGTTGATTTACCAATTGCTGAACGCCCAAAAATAAGGAAAGTATAAGGAGACTCTCGCAATGTGCCACCTTGTGACTTGGCGAGAAATTCCATTCTCCACTCCTGAATTTCAATGAAGCGATGATTGATAACAGATTTAGACATTCCATCAGTTGCAAATTGCTTCGCGTGTCCGTATCGCCTGAACAAACTTTGGATGGCATTGGCGAGATCAACCTCAGTCTTGATCACATTTGGGGCTGTGTCGTCAGCATTGAGGAGCTCGAGATTACCAGCGGAAAAAACACGCATAGCATCACGGACTCGCATGTAATCCTCATCGAGTTTCCGAGCGTCTTGATTGTCATACAGGAATGGACGAAGAGAACCAGTAGTATGTGATTCATAGCCAGCTTCCACAAAGTAACTGACTGTAGACATAACTGCATCCATCAGGTCAAAGCATGTTTTGTGTTTCTCTTGGGCATTGACTGCGAAGAGGGTGAGATTGCCAAGTTTGATATTGACATCAGCTGCTTTGCACATTCCTGCAGCCACACAAATCGACAAAATGCGGGATACATGTGAAAAAGCAGGTAGACTTCGTGCTTCACGCCAATTGGTCACAGCAAAACGAAACTGCTCTAACCACAATGGCACTGAGTCATCAAAAATGTCTCCAGATTGGGCCGAATATCCATCAAGATCAACATCAGAAAAAAGATCTTTGATGAAAGAATAAACGCTTCCTTTGAGGTATATCTTCAAGTGCTTAGCCAAAGCTGCAGAAAAACCTTTCCAGCTTCTACAATCGGCCAAAACAACCAATAGAAGCAAAATTTCCTCAAGTTCGGAGATCAAATGGTCACAATCAGCATTTTTTCCTGTTGCCAACTTCTGTAAAGCTCCTATTGTGTCATAGACACGCTCAAAACGTACAGAGCCAGGGCTCGAATGTGCCATGTAACCAGTAACATTCTCCGGGAGTACAGGAGTCTTATTCTTCTTACGGTTAGTGCGCCATTGGATTTGCTTGTGTTTCATCCTCATCATTTCTTTGTGTCGTTTTTCATGTTTCATGAGACCACGGGATCTCTGTTGATAACGTTCTCTCCTGTAATCTTTATCTTCGATTCCTGATTGCATGTAATATCTCTTTGAACGGTGATAGAGATTGTAGTAGAACCTGAATTTTGGGATGTATCGCACACATGCAACAACAATGAAGCACATGTATATGATTGGGGGAGAAAAAACAATGAAGGGCAAAAGGGCATAGAATGCATCGGACATGTTAGTCAAAAGAACTGAGATATATCCAATGATCCAAGAGACAAGGAGACGGCGACTGATCTCAAGAGCATCAATGTGCTTGTAAAAGAACA